GGAGCTAACTTAAAAAAAGGAGAAAGTGACAATGGCTAGAAAAAAGAAACCATCCCAGCCGGGCGGGTACGAGCCTCCATCAGCGGCAAAGCTCGAACGGGCTAAAAAGACGTTAAACGAACGGCTTAAAGCAAGCAAGAAGATAGTAAACGCTAAGAAAGAGAAGTGGAACACGTGGGAGAAGATGTATAAGAACCAGCAGCTCACAACTCGTATTATTGGCGAATCCAACCTCATTCTCCCAAAAGCGGACTATATCGCAGAGGTGATCTCCTCAAAAGTCATCAACTCCATCTTCTCGGTCGCTACGTGGCTAACAATGAAGCATTCAAGCATTCCGCCTCAAGTGTTGGCCGATCAGCAGAAGTTTTTCATGTGGGTGATGGACAGGAAGGTGAATTTCTACCTCACAGCTCTCGAACTGTTTAAAGCCTCTCCTATCAAAGGTACCTCGATATGTAAGGTCTATATGCGGAACTTCTGGCCACATATTGAGTTTATCGATCTCGAAAACTTTCTCCCTGATCCGATGGCAAGAAAGCCCGGCGATATCCAGTCAATGCGATATTGTATGCATCAGTTTAACCGGGACCTCCAGCAGATCAAAAAGTTTGTCTCTCCACTCGGGCACCCTATCTACGTCAACATCGAAAAGCTCGAAGAACAAAAAGAGGGCAAGAAAAAGGACGAGATCAAGATGCCGGGAGTAGAAGTATCCGTTACTGACGAGATCTCCCCTATCTTCGATATGGTTGAATATCACGGGGATTTTGAGTATGCCCCTAACCTGTATGGTGAGTATATCCTGACTGGCACGCTTAAAGACAAACAAGACGACAAGATAGATGAAGTCATCCGCTGTGAGCCTTCCAGCTTCAAAGTCCGGGACGAGTATGCCGACGAGGACGTATACCTCAAACCGTTCGTTGCAAACATCTATTCTGTCAACCCCGGGGAGTTCTACGGCAAGTCAGCTATCGCATCGGTCGAGTCCCTCATAAACGAGCAGACAGACCTCCACAACATCTATATGGACAACCACAAACGGCTCGTAAACGGAATAACCAAAGTCCTTAACCGTGCCGACCTTACTCGTGATGATCTTCCCCAGACTCCCGGTGCTATGTGGTTTATGGATAACTTTGAGGATGTAGACGTTGAAGTTGTTCCGGAAGTCAACCTCATCGCCTATAAGCAGATCCACGAGCTCCTCGATCGTGAAATCGAGAAAGCATCGTCAGTCACCTCATACAACCTTGGAGTTGGCCGTACCAAACGTGAAACCTTCGGAGAAGTCCGGTCGATGCTCTCAGAAGCCTCTGACCGTTTTCAGCTATTTATCCAGATGGCCGATCGTGTCACGCTGCGTCCAGCCTCTCAGCTCATCTATGCTCTTCTTCGGGAAACGTTTGAAGTCTACCAAGGCCGTGACTTCCTCGTTGATGGGGAGACGCTCACGATCGATAAAAACAATCTCTTAGCTGACATGGATATCCAGTTTGCAGCTACTACGGTCGAGAGCGAGCACAGTAAATACTCCAAACAGCAGACCTTCCCGCAAATGCTTCAGATCTTCCAGCAGATCGCAGGAGGACGCCTGAATGCCGACGAGATAGTGAAGACAGTAGGCGATCTCTTCAACTTCAACAATCCAGAACGCTTCCTGTATCCATCGGAGTCTATACCGATCGCAGCGCTCCCAGAACAGCTACAACCGATCGCTCAGCAGATATTGGCTCAGCTACAGCAAGAGCAGTCAGGGAGCAAGTCAGCACTTCCACAACCAAGCGAAAGCGTCCCACAAGCTCTCGGAGGAGGGATGGGATGAGAGAAAGAGAGTTAACAGATGAAGAAAGGAAGAAGGTAACAGAAGCGATAAAAAAGATGGAAGAAGAGGCTTCAGCTAATATTAAGCATCCATGGGAAGGAGGGTTATGGCAGACAAGTCCAAAAGTGAGAAGCAAGACAGAAAGGCCAAGATAGGGTTTGACTTACAGGAGTTCATCCGGACTGAGGCTGGTATTTACCTCACACAATCCCTAAGTCAGAAAGTAGCTGTTACCCTTTCTGAGATGGGTTTTGGCAAGATCCAGAAAGGAGATCGTAAAGGAGAGTTCCTTTGCCAGACACTCCCGGATTTCGAGAGAGCTCGTGGGTTTGCGCTTGGTGTCCAGTGGGTAATAGACCTGTTTGAGGCCCGGATTGGAGAGGCTAAAAGGATAGAGAAAGACAGGAGAGCCAAAGAGAAAGAACAGTCAAAAACTTGACAAGCGGGAAAATAATGCTAGAATGGCTAGTAAAGATACTTAAGTCGCTTATAGATGGGAAGTTTACAGGGAAGATCCAGATCCGCTTTAAGAACGGCGGGATCAGCTCTATCACTAAGCCAAAGAAGGAAGATAATGGAATAAGACTAGATAAAGCTATATCTGAATAACATAAGGTCCACCTTAGCATTGCCTAAGCCACGCCTGATCGTGAGGAGTCTCGTACCCCTTGCTTTCAGGCGTTTTTTTTATTCACCAGTATAAAAGGAGCCAACCATGGATCCAAATGCAGCAACCCCAGACGTTAACACAGGTCCAGCCCCGTCAGCTGAACCGGGCGTACCGGCAGCCTCGCCCGCTGCTATCGACGTTACTCCAGCCCCGTCAGCTGGAACAGATGTACCACCTCCAGAAACACCTCACGAAGAGAAGGTTCCCTATGAACGTCTAAAGGAGTCACTTGACAAGAACAAAGAGTTGCAGGCTCAGCTAGATGCCGCTCTTGGTGCCGCAGCAGGAGCACCAGAACCATCAGCTACTCCTGAGACACCGCCAGCTCAAGCTCCTCTCGACTGGGCTTCTCTTGGCTTTACTCCTCCAGCTGCACAGGAGGCAGTCCCCCAACAGATACAGCAAGGACCAATCTCAACACCTGAAGAAGTTGAACAACGGATACGGGACGATATGTATAACAAGCCTTATGCTACGTTTGCCCCGATAATAATCGAGCTGGCAAAGCAGGTTGTTAGCGAGCAGAAGAAAGCAGAGGCTCAAGTTCGTGGTATGCCGGGCTTTCAGCAAGTTGAGTCCAGTTACTACAACATACCCGATAACGTTGTTCAGCAAGCTCAGAACAATCCAGAGGTTATCCGGTATCTCATTGCCAGAAATGCTAACCCATCAGCAGCACAGCCAACACCTCCTCCAAACCTTCAAGTCCCTCCAGCAGCTCTCCCAACGGCACCCATCTCAGATCCAAACAATCCACCGAAGACAATGGACGAGCTGAAGCAACAGTACATTGCCGAAGGTGAACGTTTGGCTCTTGAAAAGTTGAGAAAGCAGCAGGGACTTACAGCTGAAGGAGCGGGAAGCATTCCGTCAGCAGGAGGTGACAAACCTGAGCTTGATGCGGATGGCAAAGCGTTTATGCGTAAACTGGGGTTAGGTGAGGATAAATACGACAACGTAGCTAAGCGGCTGCAATTTTCTGGAGGTAATGACCGATGACAACAAAACCAACTAGATCTGAAAAAGGACAGTTCGTTAAGCCTATAGTCAAGGATGGCGATAACCCGCCTCCTGAGCCTGAAGATTTTTTCCGGTATGAGGGTAAAGATAAGGACATGTACTATCACTGGGCAGAAAACGATCCTCGTCGGATCCAAGCGCTCAAGAGAAAAGGGTATGAAGTCGATCCAGCAGCCAGTAGCGCCCAAGCTGCCAAAAAGGTTGAGGCTCAACGAGAGTACCTTAAGAAAACAATGCACGACCCAAGCACACCCAAGGAAAATCAACAGATGGCTAGAGAACTCCTTAACCGTATGGAGAACTCTCCTGCCGATACTGTCGTCAATATTCCCGGTCATGTGATGATGAGAACGTCGATGGAGAACCGTAGAAAGATTATGGAAGGCCGTGATGCGAAATCTCGTCAGATGGAAGATAAGATCGAGTCAGATGTCCGTGATCTTAACAAGGCACTGCAACGGAGCGGGAAAGGCGGTATCAAAGCGTTTAGGGATATGTTCGATAGCATCAAAGACAGAGGAGATAGAAGATGACAATTATTCGTGCCAACAACGAAAACCTGATGAAAGCCGGTCTGGATGAAGTCTTATTCTCCCCGTGGGAATTTGCTCAGCCAGATAGCGTGATCTCACAGGTTTTCAACATGGAGACTCATGATAGCGAGTTCAAGAAGTACATGACTATCAAAGGGTACCCCATGTTGACCCAAAAGAACGAAGGTGCTGCTTACACTAACGTTGATGCTGGTGAAGCATGGTGGACCGAGCTGAAGCACATTGCTTACGGGATGTATAGTACCATTACTCATGAGGCTCAGGCCGATGAGCGGTATGGCGTAATCCGCCAGTTCCCGAACTCAATGAGAGAGTCAGCTGAAGCTACTATCAACTATCACGCATCCCGTATCTTCACAAACGGGTTTGCAGCAGTTCCTACTTATCAAACCTCAAACCGTGCGGCAGCTGAATACCTGTTTGATACGACTCACGATCTCAAAGGTGGTGGGACACAGGCAAACAGGCCATCAACTGACGTCGATCTTACAGCCACCTCAATCTGGGCGGCAGTAAACGCTTTCTACGAAGTAACCAACGAGTCCGGGCTGCCGTGGGTTAAGTCTCCTAAAACGTTGCTTATCCCTCATCAGCTGCAACAGAAAGCGATTGAGCTCTTACAGTCTGAGAAGTACCCTGAAGATGCGAACAATGCCATCAACGCACTTCGGAAGGCAACCGAAATCAACATGGTCGTATGGCCATACTGGTTAGGTAGTGTCGATCCGGATGCTTGGTTCCTTTTGGCAAAACCCTCGGATCATCAGGTGAAGTTTGTCTGGAGAGAAAAACCCCGGACAAAGATGACGACAGAAGATCTGACCGATAACCTTCTCTACTACATCTATATGAGATACTCAACTGGATGGGCAGACTACAAGGGGACTTACGGAACTTCTGGCGCCTAACAGAAGCGGCCTCAGGCCTAAACTTAAAGTAAAACTTTAACTATTTAACCTAGTACCCTCGGTCTGGCAGGTGGCCTAAGAATAATAACCCTGTCAAATTCAGGATACGTTTAATGAGGTACTAAAATGGCTAATGTAGACCACCCTCACGGGTTAAGAGCAATCATGTCGAGGTTTCACGATACTCCTCGCATGACCGAATACAAGGCTAACGTAACTACCGCTATCTTTAGGGGTGACATTGTTACCTTAAGGGCTGACGGCAGAGTGGATGCCTTGAAAACAGCAACCGGGGCAGCTAATATCCTTGGTGTTGCTGCCAACTATGTCGCTGCCGGCACTACACCGCCAGCTAAGATTTTTGTCTTTGATGACCCTGATACTGTGTTTGAAGTTCAGGGTGACTCAACCACCGATGTAGCAGAAGCTACTATTGTTGCAGAAGTTGGGGAAGAGGCAAGTATCGTTGTTGGGTCTGGGATCACTGCCAGTGGTCAGTCTGCTCATGAGTTGGACTCAAGCTCACTTACAGGAACTGTAACCACAACGGTTAAGGCACTTCAGGTTGTCGGGCATTATGGGATAGTTGGAAATGATCTTAGTCTCGCTCATGTTCGCTATCTAGTAATTCTCAACCAGCACATCTTTACGAAGGGAATAGGAATCTAATGTATGATAAGGACTGGAAGAAAGCTAAGCTCTGTATCGGACTCTGTAACAATCAGGATAAGATCAACTCATCGTTCTTCTGGAACTTTATCGAGTTAGCTAAACCTTCAAACTATATTGTCGTCAGGGGGGACTCGTCGGTTAAGAGCTCCTCCCTGAATACAATAGCTAGGATAGCGTGGGATAAGGGATCGGAGAAGATCCTGTTTCTCGATATCGACCAAGAGTTTCAGTTTGATACTATCCCAAAACTACTCAGCAGGAAAGTACCGATAATCTCTGGGGTCTATCACACAAAGAAATATCCTTACTCTCCGGTTATGGGATGGAAGAAGAAAGGGAAGTATGTCAATAGTGCTGGGCAGAACTGGAAGTTCAGCTATGCTCCTCTCCCAGATAACGATGACCAGCTAATTGAGGTAGACTGGGCTGGGATAGGCTGTCTTCTGGTTGACATGAAAGTGTTTGACAAGATTCGGTTCCCTGCCTTTCGTGATACCTACAACTCCGAAACAGGGGAGCGGAAGAAAGGACACGATATCATATTCTGCGATAGTGTTAAGAAGGCAGGTTTTAAGATCTACGCCGACAATACGGTACAATGTACGCATCGTGGGACAATGGGCGTTAACGACTTGTTTGTAGATACTTACTATGCTTCTGGTATGCATCGTAAGGAGATGGAAGTAGCTAAAGCAGGAGCACAAAATAAGTTGTATTGGAACGAGCGACATTTTGCTGACAGGGTACAGGGGCTTCAACGTAAGTATACTGGGGAGTTTAACACGATCGGTAAGTATGTCAAAAATAACTCCTCCGTTGCTGACATGGGATGTGGTCCCGGGTTCTTCATGGAATGGCTGAGAGATAACAAGAGGTGTAAGTGTTATGGTTATGACTTCTCGGCTTTTGCAATCTCTGAGGTAAAAGACAAGGGGCTTGATGGTGAGGTAGCTGATTTCAGAACGTTTAAGCCAAACGGGGAGATGTTTGATTATGTTGTTTCAACTCATGCACTAGAACACATGGTTGATGATGAGGGATACCTTCGGACGTGTGCTTCTATGCTCAAGTCTAAGGATGGCAAGGTTATCGTTTCAGTACCAAGTAAAGATAATGCTTATACAGCAGCTGTCGAGCATCAACGGACATATACCAAAGCATCGCTTACAGCCGTCATGAAAAGAGTCTTCAAAAAGGTTTCTGTGCAGATGTCACACAAAAGTACAGACAAAGAAGCACAGAAGGTTACAGCAAAGACGTTTGTTGCTATAGGAAGCCAGCCTCATGGGAACTGATTACGAGAAGCCAAAACTGGATGCAGAGTCTATGCCGATCCCCTATCCGGAAGGCAAGCGTACCCGTACCTGTAAACGGTGTGGTCAGCAGTGGTGGATAGAGGAGATGGTGCAGGTAGAAGAGGAGAGGTATTACTGTCATCTCTGTTATGACGTTCCATACGGAGAAGACCAGCACAGAAGAGGCGATCACGCCGAATAACACCGGGTAAGCGGGAGTGAGATTCTCCCGGGCAGCTACGGCTGTTCCTATTACAGGAGAAAGATTATGAGTTTAACACATTTTCCAAACGGTATCACAAGCTTTGGCGTACCTGTCTTAGGTGGCGGGTCAATCGTAACAACAGGGAAGATCTTCTTCGTCGATTCAGGAGCTGGGTCTGATGGCAATAGTGGGAAAGATCCGGGTCAGCCATTCGCTACTATCGATTACGCAGTCGGGAAGTGTACGGCTAGTAACGGAGATCATATTATCGTTATGCCGGGTCATGCGGAAACCATTGCATCTGCAACTTCACTTGCCCTAGATGTGGCTGGTGTCACAGTTATCGGACTGGGAAGAGGGTCAGATAGACCGGTTCTTAACTTCTCTGCAACTGGTAGCCTTATTCCAATCTCAGCTGCAAACGTCGTTTTGCAGAACTTTCTGTTCACCGGTGGGATCGATGCCATCGTCAACATGGTTACGATATCTGCTGCTGATGTTGGTATCTATGGCCTTGAGCTGAGAGATGTTACCGGACAGATGGTTAGCGGTATTACCACAACTGCCGCAGCTGATAGGTTAACTATCGACGGGTATCGGTTCAATGGAGCTGCTGCTGCTGGATGTGATACAGCAATTAGCATTGTTGGTGGAGAGGGCATTAATCTTCGTAACCTGTGGATCGACGGAAACTTTGCGGTCGCTTGTGTTGAGGGGGTTACTACAGCAGCTACTAATCTGACTATTGGCGGAACTGATCAATCAAGCTATTTTCGTACTCGAAATGCTGCTGATGTTATTATCACTCTTGTTGCAACTGGAACAGGGTTTGTAGGCCCTAACCTTCATATGCGATTACAGGATAACGCTGACAACATTACGGAAGCTATGGTGGGAGCTGACATGCAGTTTATGCAGCCAATCCATATTTGTAATGCTGATGGCGAGTCTTCAATCGTGACTGACATCACAGCCTCAAGCTAAACAGGAGTAGCCTATACGACAAACTTAACCGAAAGCCTAAAACATGAAGAGGATAGGGACACGCTTACCTTCAAACAGGCTTTCTCTATCCTCTTTTCATTTTGGAGCAGCCAATGGAACTAAGCGATATCCGAAAAAGAGTCAGGTCGATCATCCGGGAACCTCGTGAGAACTTTGTAAAGGATGACGAACTCAACGACTGGTCAAACGATGCATCATTCGAGGCCACTAAGGATCTTAACTACCCATGGAAGGAGCAAACGCTTCATGGTGTAGAGGAACAGGCTGACTATGACTATGCCGCTGACTTCATCAAGCTCCACCCGCTCCTGCTCCCGTTCTTTAACAAAAAGGAGCTCAAAAAGCGTGGGTTGAAGTATCTGGAGTCTCAATATTCTAATATCTTAACAGCTGATGGAGTGGATCAGCCCGAACATTATTATATCCGTTTTCTTGATAAGTTCTCAATCTATCCACCACCAAAACTTCAAGACTCCGGCACCGCTACTGCCGGTTCTGGTCTCACTACGCTTATCGACAGTTCGGCCAGCTTCACAGATACTTACATCGGTTACTCTATCCGAAACATAACAGACGGCAGCAATGGCCTGATTACAGCTGTCACAAGCACAACAGAACTCACAGCAGCTCTTTCTGGCGGCACAGGAGATGTCTGGGCAGATGCTGACACCTACAAGATCAACCGGGCTGGAACGATCCCATATGTCTACAAAGAAACTGCCATGGCTGACGATGATGATGAAAGTGCTATCGCCGCTGAGTTCCCATACCTCATCATCTACCGGGTAGCGAATATGGCATATCTAAAATCTAACCAAGCGGACACAGCCTCGATGGTTCAGACCAAATCTACCCGCTACGACACACTCTACGCTAACGAGTTTGCTCGTGCGAAGAAACAAGTCAACCAGCTTGTCCGAGGGTACATGGGAAGAACGAAGTCACCTATTACTTACTCACAACATCATAGAGTGAGGACATAATGCCTAAACAAGACTTATACCACATAACCGGGCCGTTTGGTGTGGACAGGAGAGACTCTGCTATCGTCAAACATCAGCCCGGGATCCTATACGAGCTGAGGAACTACCTTGTCCACAATGGCAATATCGAGGTGAGGGAGGGGATGACAAACGCTCTCTCTACCCTTGATGGGAATAATTTCACATCTCTTCAGGCTGGCTATCGGATCCTCGCACTCCACCGATACTACGGCCTAGACGCTCTGGAAGCTGAAGTAAAAGAGTTCTACGCAGCTGTAAACGGTGCCGAAAATGCAACCTTACGTAAATGGAGTGGCACACAATGGGACACGCTTCCTCTTCCACCCGGGATTACCCTCACAAAGGATGTCCAAGGAAACTTCGAGCAGCTCAAGGACCGGACGTACTACACCAATCAAAAAGAGCCCGTCCTTATGATCAAAAAGGAAACCGATCAGGTGTTCGAGGCGGGTATTCCAGACGCAGATCCTGAGCTTGAGATAGCCTATATGGAAACTCTCACTGAGGCTGATGATCAGGCTGACCTGATTGCTACTCCTGATCGCTGGAGATTCTATACAGATGGCGGAACAAACATGGTGCGTCACTTCCTCGATGGTGGTTTTGAACGTCACACAGAAGGGGATTTCGGCCTGACTCTCGAACAGTCAGACTTCTCAGCTGGTAAAACGCTCATCGGTGTCTATCATCTTCCAGCCGAGCTCAACCTTGAATGGTTCTATGCGATAACAAAATGGAACGATCCAACCAACAACACTGTCTCGTCAGGCTCAGCAGATGGCGTTACCCTCACAGACTCAGCTGCTACCTTTACCACAGCTCATGTCGGGCTACAGATAGAAAACGTAACAGATGAGTCTACCGCAGTTATTCTCCAGTGGAATAGTGCTACCGAAGTCATCACAACAGAGCTCTCTGGCGGTTCCGATAACAACTGGCAGACTAACGACGTCTACACAATGGGATCCCGCTCAACCCTAAACGACTACATAGCAATCGACATATTCCGGTTCACCAAGATCGACATCGATGAGGTAGCGTTTGAGCTCTCGTCTTTTCCTCCTGATGCCTCTGGCGACTTCTCCAAAGGCTTTCATGTCACGATCTACACTGACTCTGATATGGACCACTTTCACATGATACAACGGACCATGCTGGCAGAGTGGGCGATGAACCCATATAGCAACAAGCTCTTTTTTGGTCGGTTCCGTAAGCAATGGTTTATCGATATCCAGAGTGCGGCAACAGCTGGGAGTTCAGGAACGACTCTCATTAATTCTGCTGCTGTCTTTACCGCTGGCGATGTAGGTAAGGAGATCAAGAACCTTACTGACAATACAAGTGGGACAGTTGCTACTTATGTGAGCGCTACGGAAATAACCACCTCCATCGGGAACTGGAACGATGGCGATGAATATGAGCTTGCTGATGACTGGTCAACGATCAACTATATCAAGGTCCACATCCAATCTAACGCCCAGTCAACTGGCACTAACGCAGCCCGTATAACAGTCGATAATATCCGGCTGCTCAAAACCCCACCGCTTCCCTCTGAGCTCTCTCTTCAAGTAGCTACCTGTGATGCAATCGAGTCGTGGGTGAACAATGCGACTGGAGCAGCGATCGAAAATAACTACGTCTATGCAACAGAAGGAGTATCATGTAAAAAGATTCCAACTCTTGTTACAGCAAAGTATGACTGGGCTGGCATTAAGGATCTAAGTGTTTATGGGGAAGGGACGGAGGTAGATGGATCTGATGTCTGCATATTCGATGTTTGTGGAGACATTGAAGCTCTTGGAACCGTGGTAACGACAATAAAGTTTTATGATGATGCTGGAGAGACAGCAGAGGGAACGTTCACTGTTTTTGGAAATCTCAAAAATGTTCAGCAGCGTTACATTCACAAGCAGGAATTTGAGACTAGCAATACGGTATCCGATTTCGACTGGACATCAGTAGACTATATGCTTGTTAAAAACGTAGGCATTCCTACGAACACTAATACTTTTGGTGTTTTATATATCGATCATGTCCGGTTTCAGAAAGCCTCTGCCTCCAAACTCATCAATAAGTTCATGCCGCTCGACCTTATCGTGGCCGACGCTTTCAATCGAGGCATCGACCATTACTTCCCAGAAGGCGGTATAGTAGACACCGTTTCAGACTGGCTCTTTCAAGCCTACGCCAACTTCACTCGTCAAGCAACTGGTCAAGGCCAGCTAATTTTTCCGGAATATACACATGGCCGATATAAGATAGGCGACTACTCTTTAGCCTCCATGCAGCTCCAAGTTGATGCTGGTGGTGCTATGACAGTCACCTTTAACCAGAACGATGACCTGACAGAATATGAAGAGTTTAACTTCAATCTCGATGGCTTCCTCTTCCCAAAGCAGCAAAACAAGACTGGTAACTGGATGGGGATCGACTGGGTTGAGATCTCAGGCACACCAACTGATGAGCTCTCGATATGGATCTCTACACCAGACATAAGGGACATTGCCAAAATAACGTTCCGGTTCTACGCTAATGCTAATGCAAACTTTGAAGCAGGTACTGGCAAACATACCGGAGGGAATGCTTCTAAAGTGCTGGTTTCAGCTGGTGCAGATTTTACCGTAGCTCTTATCGGCAAACGTATCCGAAACGAAAACTGGGTAACTGGAGATCCCGGGAACAGGTGGGGGATTGTTGGATGGGTACTTCCTAACAAGATAGGTGCATGGGGGATGGTATGGGATACTGATGACGAGTTTACAATCGATACCTATGGCGGAAAAGGATTCTTGTTTGATAAAGAAGGGATTGGTGGCAAACCTGTTCCTGATGCCAATAACTATTACGAGTACGTCCTCGATACAAATACCATGTTTGGAAGCCTTGGTGGAGTTAGTAAAGGATATAACAAGGCTCTTGAATACCCGGCTGAGAACGAAGAAACTCTTATTGCTGTTCGTGAGCTTGCTAAAGACTACGGCCTCCAGCGTGTCTATAAAGAAGAAGGCAAAGATGGCTGGTGGCAAGGTATCCTCACGTGGAAGAGAAAAGACATGATCCCTCATTTAGATGACAACTCTGCATGGTCATCACTTCAAGCTATCGCAGCTCATGAAATTATCGTTCAAGCATCAAGCGAGAAAAACGCTATTATCAACTTTCAAGATTTCAAGATGACAAAGAAGGGAGCGGTAAAAGGCGATAACATCACGTATAAGATCAAGTTGGAAGACGAGCTTGGCTATCTAGGCCCAGCATCTGAACCCTCTCACAAGATAACAGTTACAGGTAACGATATCAACCTAGCCGATATCGTAGTTCCTTACGACACCCGTATCGTTCGCAAGCGTATCTATAGAACAGACTCAATCGGCTCGTTTCGCTACCTAGACACAATCGACAGATTAGAAACCTCATACCTCGACCAGATCCCGGAAGATCTCTTAGGCCCAATTATAGAGCCTGATGTCTATAAACCACCAAAGTCGGCTCACATGCGAAAAGTTGATAACCGGATGCTCTACATTGACGTCATCGACAGGCGTGGTACTCGTCGTTCATCTCGCTTCCATCTCTCTCTCCCGTTCATACCTCATCAGTGTATGGATAAAGACGCATTCGATCTCAATCCAGATGACGGCCAGAAATCTATCTGGGGTGAGTTCTATTACGGCTATCTGCTCGCATGGAAGGAAAGAAGCTTCTACACTGTTGACATGAACACGTTTGAGAAGTCTCCCCGTGACCTCACGATCGGCTGTATAGCTCCACTCTCTGTTGCCTCGATCCCTAATGTCGGTTTTGGCTGGCTCTCACATGAAGGCGTGATCTTCGGCGACCACACAAACATCGATAAGGATACCGGCGAGCAGATCTGGGACGACATTAAAGGCTATACTCCAGAAGAGCTCTCTCATGCGGTAGGCTGGTATAACGACCGCTACTATTACATCTTCTTCGGAAGTGACAGTAGCGTATACAACACCAAAGGGTTTGCCTGCTACATGCCAACAAAGCTGTGGACGGAGATAACAGACTGGAACGTTCAGTGTGTATCCAAGTGGACAGGCGGGACAGATAGTAGTGAGATCTATACAGGCTCTGATTTTGGCTTTATCAACAAGCTCTTCGATGGTGAGGAAGATCTTGATGATGATGTCACAAACGCAACCTCTCAAATCACAAGCCGGCTCCGTGCGATTGACTATGATTTCGGGAAACCTCACGTTGACAAGTATATCAACTGGATCATCTTCCATGCGAAGAACCTCTCAAGCGATCCATCTCGTAAATCTCTCTTGACCGTTACTCCTTATTACGACCAGATCCCAACGACCCCGCTTGATGACGAAGAGATCCGGCTCTCTACCTATAAGAAATATGACTTATGCCAAGATCCCGGCGTTAACGGCACACTCGTTGGTTTCTCTATCGATGGCAAGAAACGGCACGCTATCAAGGAGCTCACACTAGATATTAACGATCAAGGGTTCAGGCCCGATCAGGAATAGCCATGGGACATGAAAAACTACCTCAAGATTATGAGCCCGGAGCGATCCAGAAGGTAATCGAACGGCTTAAGATGTCGATTACCGGGTCGGAGCTCAAACGAACGAAAGATCTCTATGACACCAGTCAAGAGCTCAAGAAGCAGATAGCTGATCTTGAGAAACAGCTGACTGAGAAGATACAAACGCTCGGTGATGAGCGGGCTCCTACTCAGGTCAATCTACCCGTTCCTCAAAACCTCAAGGTATGGGAGATGGGCACGTGGGGCTGGGCAACTGTCGATCCCTTTATGCGGTGGAAGTATATCGGCAAGATCCAAGGATATGAGTTCTACGGGTCGCAGAATGAAGGGTTCACACCACAGTCAGACCCCTACCTCCAGTCTGGCTATCATTACGGAACGGGTACTGCTGGCTCTCCAGATACCTATCTAAAGACAGAGGATACTGGAACACCAGCCAATACGCATGTTCTTGATACCCGGTTGATCCAAGTAACCCTTGACAAACAGCAGTACGAAGGCAACGACGAAGGTGGGATCTACTACAAACTCACCCTTGAGAACACCACACAAGGCACCAGCGGCCCGATCGCAGCTCTTGCCTACCGCCCCTCCGACAAAAAGCATCAGATCAAGGCAACTGGCGTCACATGGGTAGAAGGCGATAAGTGGGTCATCAAGAACTATCCATCGAACAAGCTATTTAACATAGGCGCTCTCAGCACATTCAACAAGCGAGCTGGGAACTTCTATGTTGTTGCCCGGTCAATCGGCAAGGGCAATGCTGCGTCAGCCTTCACCTTAGAGGTGACAAGCGAAGGGCCGACCAGCTCAGAGGATCTCACAACTCCTACGATTGTTGAGCCTATCCATACGGATGGGACAACCTGCCCACTTAATGCCAGCGGCCAACCTGAATATGGTGGTGCTGGAGGAGCTGTAGTTCCGTGGACTTCTATCGTTGCAGGCACTCGTGAGACCGATCACTTTAACTGGTTCGGCATAGAGTGGTGCAACGTAGAGATAGTCTACAACACGATTGACGAGGATGACGGGACAGCCGACATATTCTACCGGGTTAAACGAACCGGTGTAACTGTTGACGATGTTGTTGACGAAGAAACGGGGCTTGATTAATGGCTGAAAAGAAAAAGAAGTTTTACAGGTTGCGGTCAAACTCTCTCCACACCTTTAACGTAAAGGCGTGGAGTTCCAGCGCTGTAAGTGACTGGTCGGCAGACATCCCAATTCTGACATCGGATATTCTTCCTATTGCATGGCCTCGTACAGCTGAGATTAAAGCCAAGCCGCTTTTCTTCACCCGTTGTATCCGTGTGACGTGGACACCTCTTTTAGGCTATCCTCTTCGGTTCAGCCACTACGTTCTCTTCCGCAAGGATACAACTGAAGGGATTGTTGCCCCTACAAGCGAAGAACTCGCAGCTTCTGGTCAGGCTATTATAGACGGCACACTAGAGGACAATGAGCATTTTGTCAAAGAGACCGGCAAACTCTCTCTCTACGTTGACCGGGTTAAGTTCGACTCTGACGACGACACAGATAACGGTGTCCTAGAAGAGCACCAGTACCACTACTGGGTATGGGGTGTGGACAATAATGGCCAGCTATCTTACATGTCTGGTTTAGGGAAAGGCTACCTTGGCCCTGACAACGCAGAGTTTGGCAAGCCTAATCAGCCTTTGATTGTTCCAGCTTGGATGACGACAGAAGTTCACGAACGCAACGCATGGTGGTGTGATGTAAACGTTGTATGGTACTGTATAGATGGAGCTGAAGGCTACTGGGTACAAAGGAAGCTAAAGACCCGGGCTCTCTGGGGCCTCCCTGTCTGGGTAGAACATGATCCTGACGGTTCTTACGGTGGTGACTTACAGCAGGTGACGCTCAACAACTTCCTGTGCAACACAGACTATGAGTTCAGGGTAAAGGCTGTCAACGTTCCTGTCAGGCTTGTCTCAGACATAAGCGAAGTTGGCTCGTATACGACTGATAAAGATCCTTACCCTCCAGACGAGATTGAAGACGTTGATGCCAAACGACTACGGCAAAACCTCATAACCAGAGGGGAGTATATCAAGCTTACATGGAGCTGGCCAGAAGCTGCTATCATGCAGCAGCAGATTGACTACTACCGGATATACAAGTATGAGGGTACGGATGCTGCCGCTATTACTTATCTTGCTTATATCAATCTAGCACAAGATAGTCCTCTTAAGGCTCCTCCCTACACAGAAACGAAAAAGTTTGGTGGCACACATTTCGTAGATGATGACATAGAGGAGCTTGTTGCTGGGAAGGCGGCAGGGTCACAATCATTCTTCTGGAACGGAGAGTATGGATCGCACACACCGAACGATCTCTTAACAGCATATATAGATACTGATCTCAACACAGAGGTAGGGACTCTTGTAACCAATGCGTTTGTAAACTCAGCATATGCTTATGATGGAACCTACTCGCTGGATTGCTACCAGCAAAGCAGCCGGTTACGTTGGGCAAACCATGATCTCGATGGGGATGAAGGATATTTAAGCTTACGGTACTATCCAGTCGATAATGTCCATACACAAACGACATGCAGGATTTTTGCAGCAACAGAGGGAGTGAACCAGAACGGTGTGGTAATAGAACTAAGGTCTGGCAAGCTTTGGCTCCAGCACAGAGGAGCTGGCACTTTCAAAGAAACAGAGCACACAAAGACATGGGATTCGAGCGATAAAGGTAGTTGGCATCACATCGAGGCCCGGTGGAAGAAGGAAGATGACATCCTAGATGTAAAGGTGGATGATGGTGACTGGGTATCGTCAATAGATGCCGATGCCTTAACCTCTTTTGATGCAACAGTAGCTGATATAGGGATGGGACCCTCAGGTTTACAGCCCTCTACCAGCACCAGACAAAGATACGATCGCTTAATCGTCAGTCCTGATTTTGATTACCCGGAGATCCCAGACATTTACTACCACTACTGGGTAACAGCTGTAGATATCGACAATCAGGAGAGTGCCGCAACAATGGTAGAGAGCTACGACAAGGTAAGCTTTGGACCGCCGGATGCTCCTGTTCTCGTTACTCCCCTTGTTAATACAGACCCCGGGTTTAACATGGTCCTCAAGCTTGGCTGGTCACTCTTCACCGTCCGTATGATATGGAAGGAGGTAGATGAGGCTACGTACTATCAGGTGAAAGTCAGGCTTCAACTGCCTAATCGTAGCAATCCGGGTCCGTGGATGTATTCAGCCCGTATACCACAAGCAAGGATCGACACAACTGAAGGCAACAATCCGTTCTTTGTCTATCCGTTTCCTCTTCGTGGTGACACAGAACTTGAATGGGCTGTAAGAGCTGGCAATCTGGCAGGCTGGTCAGAGTCAGATCCGGTGGGTCCGATGACTATCCTATACGATACAACAAAACCCTCTAAGCCAGCTACTCCTACTGGCAGGTGTTATGGGATCAACCGACTGTTTGGTGATCCTCTCTGGATGTCAGTCGTTCTCAAGTGGACACCAAACGCCAACTATGAAGGGATAGACTGCTACCAAGTGTTTGAAGATGAGGTACTGGTTGGAACACAGCCACATATGGAGTTAAGGGCGGCTACTAACATCAAGCAAGTTTATACTCACTTCGGAGCAGCAGCTGGAGCTTCGCATCAGTACAGGGTGACAGCTATGGGAAAGGACAAGGTACCGGGACCCCCATCTGACAACGTAACGATCAACTTTCAAGAATGGTGGAAGATGTAATATGCGTATAACTAACGACTCTCTATATAGCGACGGTGATTACGTTCTCATATCTCAAAATGCTGAGCAGGACGAAACTACTCTCATCTGGACCAGTCCTGACAACACAAAAGACAGCTATCTCATCGAAATGATTGACAGCGCTTCTGATAAGGGATATGTTTCTATCAAGCGGGCAGATGCGACAGCTGGCAATATCACATGGACAGAGATCGTCCGGGTAAACTTTGATGGTACGATGATACTCCACGAGCAATCAGCTTCCATCGCAGCCGCAGCAGCAAACGCTCTCAAGCTCTTTGCAAAAGATTATAATGGCAGATCCGTTCTCACTAAACGGGATGATACCGACGAGTCCAACATACTAGAAGGCAAAGGGCTGACCCGTGTGTGGAGGCAGGATAGCGAACCAGCTGATGCTAAAATGTGGGATATATGGATCGATACCAGTGATCCCTCATCTGTATGGGATGACCTGAGAATAGTTCCGGGAGCTTTTAGCTTCTCCGGCACATCAGATCCGGTCCTTGGCACATGGCAGCCGGGAGGATCCGGCACCACTATGAGAGTCTGGCAGTTCAAACAAAACGATCAGGTGTTTTTTACCTGCCAGCTTCCTCACTCTTATAAGCAAGGGACAGATCTTGAAGCGCATGTCCATTGGACTCCACGGCAGAGAGGAGTAACTGAAAGCGGTAAAACCGTTCACTGGGAACTTGACTATTCTTGGGCGGACATAAATGGAGCCTTTGGTGTGGCTGCTAATATCGATCTGCACGATACCGTTGATGGGACAGATGACAAGCATCAAGTAGCTGGCAGCACCACTATCTCCGCCTCTGGTAACATGATCAGTTCCATGCTCATCTGCCGACTATGGCGGAACAGCACAGACTCATGGGCGGGAGCTTCAAATGCTAACAGTCCAGTTGTCCTTGAGTTCGACCTACATTTTGAGATTGACATAGCAGGCTCCAGAGAAGAGTATGTGAAGTAATCGTTAACCTATAACAAGGAGGCTTTATGGCAGGACACAATCCAAGCTTTGTCATGAAAGACAGAACGATAGATTTTGAGGAGGATATAAGCCGGCATTGTAGTGGTAGGATAACACCTCACGATGCTGAATTGCTTTATAAGACAGCGATGGATATCAAGCCAAAAACTATTCTTGAAATCGGCTGTATGGATGGTTGTTCAAGTATGCTTTTTGGTATGATAGCCCAGCTGACAGAGGGAAAGGTTCAGAGCATCGAGCCCATACAGAAGAAGAACTGGCTTGATAATATAGCAAGGCATAACCTTCAGGATTACGTCGAGATGTTTATTGGGCGTTCCCCGTGGATCCCTATAGAAAAGATCAACAAGCCTATCGATTATCTCTTCATCGACGGAGATCACCGGACTAGATGGGCAATAGTAGACTATCATTACTGGTGTGAGTATGTCAGGATCGGCGGCATGATTGCTTTCCATGACTGGGGGGATCCACGTCCTTATCCGGGAGATTGCGTAAGGGAAGCAGTTGAGATTATCTTACGTGATGACTCAGAAATGCTTAAGAAGGCAGGGGAGTCTAAAAACAGGAGAGGAACTATCGTTTTCGAGAAAATATCGAACAAGAGGAAACATGTATGAAAGAAGATCCACGATTAGATAAGCTGGGTATCCTGATAACTTCTCACCCTAAGCAACAGAAGTTCTGGAAGTATGGTTTGGGGTCATGGGAAGGGTGTCCGCTCTTCCTGCTGATGGGGTACGACGATGAGAACACTGACGAACTCCCTCTCGACCAGATTATGCCGCCTGTAAACGAGATGTTCGTAACTGGCCGGCCGAAAGGCCATATAGGTCATTTTAAGGGTGAGCTGGTACAGATGAGACAGGGCGGGCTGCTCTTGCAGGAGAAAGGCTTCGAGTATATCTTTAAGACAGCTGCTGATACTGAATGGTGGAGATGGAGAAACCTTCAGAAGATGTGGAGGGAACTAGGTGATAACGATTTCATCTATAAAGGGACAACCGTGCTCTTCGGACGTCTGGATGCTTTTAACAAATGCATGGAGCTGTGGGACAAAAGGCCGAAATGTGGAGGGGCGGAGCTTTACTTTAATAGTCAGGTAAGAACGCTTGGGATAAAATACGACATAAGAGGTGACTCTTTCTGGCAGCCCTTTTTGGGGAGATCTCACACTCAAGGAGAGTATGCCCTAAACAATGATATAAACGTTACAAACACGTGGACGGTGGGCCAAGTGTGGGGGGAGGACTATAAGCATAAGGACATTAGTAGTCTGGCAAAACAAAAGTCCTCTACCCTAATATTAGAGGCAGCAGGCAGAAGAAAAGACGACGTAAGAAAGATCAAAGAGCTGGGGAAGTGGTATCAGACTATTCATTTAGACGATGAGCTAAGCACTCCCGGCGCAAAGAACTTTGGTGAGCCGACATGGGAAATGATGGAGCCGTTTCTCCCGGACGTAAAAGGGAAGTGGGTTCTTGATATCGGTTGTAATGCAGGATGCTTCTCCTTCCATCTGTGTCGGAAAGGCGCAAAGAGTGTGTTAGGAATAGATGCTAGTGAACGATATCTTGCGCAGGCCCGTTTTGTGAAAGAGTATCTTGAGCAGAAAGAGGGACGGGAGTATCCGGTTGAGTTCTCGCAAGTCAAGCTTCAGTTTGAGAAGGAGCCTAATATTCTTGACCATATCCAGCACAGCTTTCCCGTTGTCTTTCTCAGTGCTTTCATTCATCATGTGAAACCGGTAGAGAAAGTAGCTGAAAAACTGTTTGGCCTTGCTACCCAATCGCTTGTTGCGTGGCTGGTTGTGGACAAAAATCGGACAGATCTGGCATTTATCAAACTGGCTGGCAACTTGGGCTGGAAGGTTGCTCACGACGGGTCATCACCGAAGCGAAAAAGATATTGTATGGTGTATGAAAAAGTCAGGTAGATCTTTTAGGCTGATGGAAAACCACCTTGAGATAACAGGCGCTTGTGATCCATTAAGCTGGGGCGATGTTTGGAGAAAGGTAAAGAGAATAGAGAGAGGCAAAGAACTCAAGATGTGCTCACACGTAGATCCTTTTTTGGCAATTAATATAAACCTGAGAACGAAGCGGGACGATGCAAGGATTTTGAGAAATCTGGATAATCGCTACTATAAAGGGGCAGCGTTAGGCCAGCTGTTTCAGAAGTTGTTTGCAAGCATAAAGAAAGAGGGAGTGTTGACCCCGGTATGGGCTTATACCTTGCCAGAGGATCATGAGTATTGGAGGAAGAGGAAGAAACAGTATAACCCCAAAGCTTATGTGGTTGAAGACGGCAGGCATCGAACGGTAGTTTGCCAGTTCTGGGACATCCTAGTGCCGGCGTTTATCTTAGTAGCTCAATAAATCGAGAGGAGGAAAAAGTATGAAAGTAGCGTTCTTTGGACCGTGGATCGGTGAGTTTGGCTGGGAGTTAATGACATGGCAGGCATGGTGCAGGAAGAAGTCTCGTGAGTTTGATAAGTCCTACGTTTGCTCCTTTCCTGACATGGAGCCACTCTACAAGGACTTCGCTGAGTTCATCCCTCATGACCACGAAGGCCGAGCTCTTGACTGGCATAAGGTCGAGAATATGGAGAAGTGTAAATATGAGGTACCTGACGACGTGACAGATAAGTTCTTGCCTCCGAAGAAGTATGTGGTTGATGGTGAGTTTATCAAGTTTGGCGATCGGTCTGGCAAACGTCATCCATACGAATATCTTATTCATGCTCGTGGCATAGGTAGAGGAGGGAAAGATTACCCTCTCGATCTATGGAAGAAGATTGTATCAGGTCTACCACCGGGCAAAGTAGCGTCAGTTGGCACACTAAGAGACCACCATATCGAGGACACGGTAGATCTTCGGACGGTTGATCTCGACAATCTCATGTTTTATCTGTCAGGAGCTACCTGTGTAATCGGGCAATCGTCCGGCGTTATGCATCTCGCTACTCTTTGCTGTGCTCCTATCGTTGTCTGGGGGGATCCCAAGACATACTTTAACGAAACTCTTGACACTCGTTACAGGAAAACGTGGAACCCGTTTAAGACGCCTGTAAAATTTATCCCTGACGATAACTGGAAGCCGGATCCTCAACGGGTTGTTGATAGTGTGCTTTCTAAAGCTCTCCCGGTACCTGCACCAGTGAAACTCGAAAAGGTGGGAGATTATCCTCCGCAAGAGATCAAAGACAGGGTGATGGCTGCGGTAGATTCGGGTAGATATCTCATGACTATATCGTATAAGAATGGGGCTGGCTTAGAACACTTTACAATTACAAAAAACTTTCAAGCTGATGACATTCTCCCATCTATGGACGAAGTAATTAAACAGCTCAAAACTAAGCACCTTGGCTCTCAGAAACCAAAGAAAGTAGAGGTAGCTTCATGGCGATGACAAAGGTAGAGTTTCATAGTGGGCTGGCTGTAGGCGACACGCTTATGGTGACATGTGCGATAAGAGATCTTAAAACATCATACCCAGACAAGTATCTGATCCGGGTAAAGACGCTTGCCCCTCACATATGGGACAATAACCCAAATCTGTCTGAGTTTGATGATCCCGACATGGTTGTTGAGCTCGGTCCTAAACGGTTTGTACAAGGCTCCCAGACACGTGGTTTACATTATGCAAACGCTTTCAGAGAGTCGATGGAGCATAATCTGAATATCCCTATCCGGCAGGGACATATCAAGCCGGATCTTTATTTAAGCGAAGAGGAGAAGGCAGATAAGATCGTAGATGGCCACTACTGGATTATTGTAGCTGGCGGCAAGCCTGATTTCGGGACAAAGATATGGCCGCCAGAATACTGGCAGGAGGTTATCGATGCTTGTCCTGAAA